ACTCACATTGAAGGAATTCCGTATTATTTTGAATATAAAATTTTTAATGAAGATGGAAACTTAATAGATATAAATTTCCAAAATAAAGATTTTTTTAAATTTGAAATTTTACATAAGGGAAAAATCATATTGAGCATTCTTATTGTAGACAACCCTTTTCAAATAAGTCTTCCAAGTCTATTTGGGGGATTTTATAATTATAGGGTTTCAAGGAATAATTCGGAAGTCATTCAGTTTGGAAGAATTAACATAATTCCGAAATTACAATAAAACGTCACTTTTATAGGAGTGAATAAATGGAACACGTTGTTTTTGGTGAAAAATACAAATGCGAAGAATGTGGTAACGATAATGCGGTTACAGGAAAAGTTATGGGGGTTGAACTTGTGGATTGGGCTGGACACATGATGAAAATTACAATCTATTATGATTACTGTCCGAAATGTGATTGCTATAAAATAACGTCATAAAATACTGCTTTTATCGTAGAATTGACACTTGACAGAAATGAAACATTATGGTAAACTACTTCTCTAATAAAGAAGTAGTTTTTTATTTATGAACAGAGGAGAGTAAAGCTATGGATAAGAATAAAGTTTATGAACTTGCTAAATCTAATAGTGTTAGGAATCCCAACACTACATACTATGTTTGGGAAAACGATTTTGGAGAATGGCTTCAGGGTAGTTATTTCCCTTCTCAATACTTAGAAATAATCGCAGATTTTCTAAATGGGGTAGATATTCATGACAGTTGAAGATATGGTTGGAAAGAAGTACGGTATGTTAACTGTTCTAAGGCAATATTATGAGAAAATGTCAACTGGGGAAAACAGAGATTTTTGTGATTGTATTTGTGACTGTGGAAATGAAAAACTTCATGTTTTAGGAAAAAACATTAGGCGTAATATGACTGCGGGCTGTGGGTGTACTAGATTAGATAAAGTTTGGGAAGCATGTCATAAAGTTAATGAATATTATGAATTGGAAGGAAATGTAATTCTTGGAGTAGACTATAAAGGAAAAGAATTTTATTTTAGTAAAAATAAATACGAAATGCTTAAAGATTATTCTTGGTCTGTTGGAAATCAGGGTTATGCTCAAACTAAAGCAAGAATGGGTAGTGGAACAATTTTTATGCACAACTTAATTATGGGTGCTACAAAAATAAGAACTGTTGACCACATAAACAGAAAAAGAAACGATAATAGAGACGAAAATTTGAGACTAATTACAATACAATTGAATAACATAAATAGAGAACGTTCTCTAACAAATAATACTTCAGGTGTAATTGGGGTAAGTAGAGTTAGTGAATCCGTATGGCATTCTTATATTTCAAATAATGGGAAAAGAATTAATCATTACTTTGAATACTTTCATGATGCTGTAACTAGAAGATTAGAGTTGGAAAGAGACCTGTATGGAGAATTTGCCCCACAGCGTCACTTATTTGAGGAATATGGAATAGAGGAATAATAGATGAAACGATATGTATATGATATAGAATTAATGGGAGGAAACTTCTTTTGTGTAACCTTCATGAATGTTCTCGATACATCTGAGGTTCTAGTTTTTACAATTTTCAAAGAAGTTAACCAATTGAATGAATTAATTGATTTTTTAAATTCCGAGATAACAATTGTTGGATTCAACAATATTTCATATGATGCTCCAGTTATGCAATTTATTATACAAAATAAGACTTCAAACAGATTACTTGAAGACGCATTTGAATTTTCAAGTGACTTGATTCATATGGAAAAAGGTGGGTATCATCCAGAACTTAAACAATATCAATATACAGAAAATGTTAAATACAATCAGATAGATTTAATGAAAATTATTGAAGTAAACGGAAATGTTCCAAGTTTAAAACAGGTTGGAATAAATTTACAATGGCATAAAATACAAGACCTACCACTACCCTTTGACCACAAGGTAGAGAATTGGAACGAAGCAAATCTAATTATTTCATACAACTTGAATGATGTTTGGATTTCATTAAAATTATATGAAAAGATATATAAAGACATTATTTTAAGAGAACAGCTTTCGGAGATGTACTCGTTAAATTTGATGAGTGATAGTGATAGTAAAATTGGAGATAAGTTATTAGAGAAGTTCTATAAAGAAAAGACTGGTGAAATCAACGTTAGAAAACTAAAAGATTTTATTGTGGAGAGAGAACAATTTTATATTAAGGATTGCATCCCATCTGATGTTGAATTTAAGACAAACTACTTTAAAAGAATATTAAGAGAAATCTCAGAAACATTGGTAAGAAAAACGACAAATTACGCCATGACAAAGATAGTAAACTTTGGTGGAGTAGAATATAAGGTTGCTTCAGGTGGTTTACATAGTGTAGATTTTCCAGCAAGGTTTTTCACGGACGACAAATACATATTGAGGGATTGTGATTTTTCGAGCTACTACACCTCAATGATGATTAAAAATAAAGTTAAGCCAGAACATGTTAAAGATGATTTCCTAGTTATCTTGGATGAAATTACTAAAGAACGTGTAAAAGCGAAAGCCACAGATAAAGTTAAAGCGGCGGCATTGAAGGTAACTGTTAATTCAGTTTACGGGAAGTTGGGCTTTGCGGGTTCTTGGTTTAGGGACAACATGGCAGTATTGAAAGTTACTCTCCCCGGACAATTGTATTTGTTGATGATGATTGAATCTTTTGTACTTGCTGGAATTCAAGTTATTTCCGCGAACACTGACGGTATTGTATGTAGAATACCTATAGAGTTAGAAGAAACATATTACTCAATTGCAAACGGTTTTGCTGAGAAAGTAGGGATAGGTGTAGAGTTTACTGATTATAAACAATATTTCAGAAGAGACATCAATAACTATATTAGTGAAAAACCATATGGTGAAGAAAAGGATAGAGTAAAAACAAAAGGTGTATATATCCCTTATGCGGAAATTAAAAAAGGGTATAAATATCCAATTGTACCGAAGGCAGTTTATCAGTATGTAATAAATAATATCCCAATTGAAGAAACTCTCTACTCTCATAGAAATATTCTTGATTTTTGTGCTTCTCAGAAAATGGGTTCTGACTTTGTTGCTGAATACCATAAAGATGATAAGACTGTGGAAATACTGCAAAAAACAAATAGGTTTTATATTTCTAAATCTGGTGGAAAATTAATTAAACGAAGGAAGGGTTCTACTGTTGGAGAAATGGAATTTGTAACTTGGATAAGTGATTTTGCAAGAGATGAAAAAGGTGAGCCAATTAAAAAAGAAAAAGGAGTAATTGGTTTATATGTTGGAAAAAAAGTTAGGATGTTGAACGATTTCGATTCTTCTATTGATTTTTCACAATATGATATAGATTACGATTATTATTTGTCAGAATGTAGAGCCTTATTGGACGATGCAATTATATACAATGAAACAATGGAGGCATTCGTTGACGAAGAAGAAGGATTTGTTCCAGAAAATGATGGAAAACAAAAAGATGAATTGTTTTACTCCTTAAGAGGAATGAAGGGACTTGCAGATAAGGTCGTGGATAACTTATTATGGATAAATAACAATTCCAATGAAACATCATTTGTAGACTTCCTAGTTTTAGCAGAAAATAACTCGATGGTAGCTAGTAAATTCGAAGACCTAATTAAAATAGGCTATTTTTCACAATATGGCTCAGGTAAGAAACTTCTTAAATTTTTCCAAGAGTTTAGAAAGGGGAAGTCCAAGTACACCAATAAACTTGCTGAAAAATCTAAGGTTAAAAGATTGGGAGAATTACAAGAAATCTGGAATAGTTTACCTGAAGAAGAATTTTCAGTAATGGAAAAAATCTCAAATGAATTAACCATTCTTGGTAGAATTGAAACTAAGTTTGATGGATTGAAAGGTAGAATGGGATTCGTAATTGATTTAGATACGAAGAATTCCCCGAAGGCTAAGATACAGTCACTTAAATTTGGTAATATTGAAACTTTCAAAGTAGCTAGAAAGATATTTGCTAAGAAAGAATTTTGTGTAGGTCAAATATTATCGTTGCCCGATGGTGGAATAGACAAAAAACAGTCAGTTAGATTTGCTGGAGAAGATGAAAACGGTAAACCTAAATATGACCCAATTGAAGGTAAGTACGATTATTGGCTTTTAGACTATTCAATTGTAAATGAAATTTAAAAAGGAGTGTAAATGAAAAATATAAAGCAAACAAGTTTATACAGTGATAGTAAAAAAAGTTTCGTATGCTTCGACACAGAACATTTTATGTTATGGTCAGATAGAGATAACTCAACTAAATTCAATTCATTATCTGCATTACTTTATAGGATTTTGATTTGGTTAGACTATAAAGAAAAGGTTAGAAATTCATATTTAATCACATTTACGAAGGAGAGTTGATATGCCAAAGTACGACAAAAAGTGTGGAAATTGCAATAACGAATTTGAGGTTGAACGGTCTTACACGGATACTAAACCAATTAAGTGTCCTGAGTGTGGTAAGTCAAATAGAATTGTAAGTGTCATCAAAAAATCTTTCCCCGTTGTGTACAGGGCAAAAGGCTTCACCAAACGAGTAAAGAAAGATGTATAACTGCTATGATAAAGAATATTTAGTGAAATCAATCTTCGGTAAGTTTTCAGAAAAGAGAGAGTTTGTGGAAATTATTCAAATTATCTCATATGCTGTATTGAATAATGACCCCCAATCTTATAGGGATGCCTCAGATTGGTTTGCCGATAGAGACTATATTGACTTGGTAAATCACTTCAATCGAATTGCTATCGGGATTGATAGACAGCGTGAGAGATTATACAGGAGTAAAAATGTCTGTTAGTAATAAGTATTATGACAAAATTAAAAATGATTATTTAAAGAATACCAATTTTCCTTATCCTGAGAAAATAACTAAATTGATAATTCCTTATCAAGAACTTAGAATTATAAAAAGTAAAAAATTAGAGATTGATGAGATTTTAGATAATTTATTTTCAACTTATTTAGACCTTAAAATTGTCTGCGATTGTAGGGAGAATAGAAATACCGAAGATGTTTTAAAAAGTGTTTTAACGAATATTGAAAATTTAATACTTATTTATATGGAGAAAAATGAATAATATTGAGTTTGATGAATATGAAAAAAAACTAGATGAGGTTTTGAATAAAATAAAATTACTGCTTATTTCGAAACATCGGGATTATGGTAGTGAAAACCTATTGAGATATGGGAGACTAGGGGTTCTAGTTAGATTATCGGACAAGATTTCTAGACTTCATAATTTAATATTTGAAAAAAAAGAAATTTCTGTAAAGAGTGAAACAATTGAAGATACATTCTTAGACATTGCGGGTTATTCGATACAGTCAATGGTATTATTTAAATGAAAAAAATTTTTAAGAAAAAGAATTGCGAATCTTGCGGAAAAATATTTACTCCGACAACAGGAGTTCAAAAAAGATGTAAATACTGTTTCCATCATTGTCAAAGGTGTGGAGCATATGTAAAAAATAAAGGAAGGATTTTGATTTTAACTTGTAAAAACTGCTTTATTCCTAGTGAAAGAATATATATCGGAATATGTAGTGGGTGTGGAGAAAGTTTTAATAACATAAATGGATTAAAATCTCTTTGTGTTAAATGTGACCCATATAAAGGGGTTTGTTTAGAGTGTGGAATAAAGATAAGTAAAAAAGCTATTAGGTGTAATTCTTGTGAAAGAGAGAGCCATTATGGTTATAAAATAGGAGACGTAGTAACATTTTTAGATAATAATAACAAAGAGAGAAATAAAATAAAAATTGGTAAGAATGAATGGAAATTCTATTCTATTTGGGTGTGGGAACAACATAATGGAGATATTAAAAATGGAAATGTTATTCATCACATAAACAAGAATTCTAAGGATGATAGAATTGAAAATTTACAAGAGTTGACCAGAGAAGAACATATAAAACTTCACTACGATGATTTATGGTAATTTTGATTGAAAAACAGTAAAAATAATATCCACCTGAAATATGGTGGATTTGTTATCTAAAATTTAGGAGGTAGTACAATATGGGATTTTCAGAAGACATTATGAAATTGAGGTATTCTTGGGACAAACCTGATGGGAGTAAGGAAACTTGGGAAGATATTGCAAAAAGAGTTTCGAAATTTATTCTTTCTCCAATTGAGTTTACAGACAGGGAAATTTATCAGAAAAAAATAGAAAAGATGATTGCCGAAAGAAAATTTATTCCCGGTGGAAGATTTCTTGCTCAGGCAGGTAGGGATTATCATCAAGTAAATAATTGTTTTCTTTTGAGAGCTGAAGACACCAGAGAATCTTGGGGCGATTTGGCAAATAAAGCAACGGTTATGCTTATGTCTGGTGGTGGTTTAGGTATTGATTATTCAAATCTTAGACCTAAAAATTCACCCCTCAAAAGAAGTGGAGGTGTTTCTTCTGGTTCAATTCCTCTAATGAAAATGATTAATGAAATTGGAAGAGGTGTAATGGCGGGAGGAAAGAGGCGTTCAGCTATTTGGGCTGGACTAAGATGGTCTCATGGAGATATTTTTGATTTTATTGAAGCTAAGAATTGGACTGAAGAAGTAAAAAAAATAAAGGAAAAGGATTTTGATTTTCCAGCACCTCTGGATATGACAAATATTTCTGTTATTTTAGATAAAGATTTCTTTGATGCATACGATGATAAAGAAAACCCTCTGCATAAGCACGCTAAAGATATTTACTGGAAAGTAGTTGAAAGTATGGTTAGAAATGGCGAACCGGGATTTAGCGTTGATTATGACAATAAAAATGAATCCCTCCGAAATGCATGTACGGAAATTGTTTCAGAAGATGATTGCGATGTTTGTTGTCTTGGTTCAATTAATCTTCCAAAAATTAAAGATATTGAAGAATTGAAAGAAGTAACTAATTTGGCGATTTTATTTTTGTTGTCTGGGACAGAATATTCAGACGTTCCTCATCCGAAAGTAAAAGAGGTTAAACGAAGAAATAGGCGTTTAGGATTGGGACTGATGGGTATCCATGAGTGGTTAATTAGAAACGGTCAGAAGTATGAACCAAATGACCTTTTTGGAGAATGGTTGCAGAATTGGAAAGATGAAAGTGAAAATGCATCTGAAAAATGGTCTAGGGAACTTGGAGTTAGTAAACCAATTAAACTACGCGCACTCGCACCAAATGGCACGATTAGTATTGCTGGTGGTCAAACAACCTCTGGAATCGAACCAATCTTTTCTTTAGCTTATAAGCGAAGATATTTAACCCCTGAAGGATGGAAACAGCAGTATGTTGTGGACTTTGTTGCAGAAAGACTTCATGAAGAAGGTTATGATATGAGTAAAGTTGAGGATTCATATTCTTTGGCTATGAATGTTGAAAAAAGAATTTCATTTCAAGCATTTGTTCAGAGTTATGTGGATAATGCAATTTCTTCAACAATAAACACTTCTCCTTTTGGCTCTATTGGAAACAATGACCCCAAGAAGTTCGGGGAAATTCTTTATAAATATCTGCCAAAATTAAGAGGTATTACTGTCTACCCAGATGGTTCTAGAGGAGGACAGCCTTTAACGAGCGTTGACTTTAATGAGGCAATCACAAAGAAAAATGTTGTTTTTGAAGGCAATGAAGAATGTGCAGATGGGGTTTGTGGATTATAGCAATAAAATGACTCTTTTATGAAAAAAATAAAATTTGAAAATACAAAAAACTATGCACTTGTGGACGATGATGATTACGTTTATTTATCAAAATTTCAATGGAAAGAATTGATAATAAATGAAAATATATCATATGCTGGTATAGGAAGAGTTTTAATGCATAGGGTTATAATGGGGTATCCTGTTGGAAAAGTTATAGACCATATAGATGGAAACGGTTTAAATAATAAGAAGTCTAATTTAAGAGTCTGTACAAAAGCAGAAAACTTAAGAAATAGGAGAAAAAACTATAATTCATTCAGTAGATACAAAGGTATAACATTTAATTCTGGAAGTTGGAAGTCTGTAATAATGTTGAACGGTAAATATATTTATATCGGAAGATATAAAGATGAAGTAGAAGCCGCCAAAGCATACGACCAAAAGGCAAGAGAAATGTTTGGAGAATTTGCAAAAACAAATTTTGATTGACCCTTGACAATTACCCTTAGTTGTGATAGACTAAGGGCAATTCTAATCACGGGAGATTATATGGACTTGAGATATATAAGTAAATCGAAAGTTTACCTCAACGGAGAAAGACTTACTAAAAAGAGAGGTCAAGTAACTGGAGACTTTACGAGAGATATTTATTACAATAATGAATTCATCGTAAAGATAGATTTTGGTGACGGCAAACAATCTTTAATTGAATATAAAAAATGGAACGAGTTTTTAGAACACCATAAAAAATTCTTTGTTCCCGTACTTGAGTTTGGAAAAATAAAAAATACAGAGTATGTGATAATGGAAAAGAAGAAGTTTAGGAAGCATCCTAATCCAAAGAAACATAAAGATAAGGACAAGTTCTTAGAAATTCTTGAATACTATGATTTGAGATGGGATGCAGATATTTATCCAGATAATACTATGTATGGGTGTGGTATAACTACAGATAATAAAATTCTCTGCTATGACTATGGGAGATTGAAAAAAGACTAATGGAAAAATTAAACTATGAACCCTTTAATGATGGATACGGAATAGTTGGATATTTCTGGAACTGTGATTGTGGTAGAGTTATGAAATTTGTTTCTGGTGGAGAAGTTTGTGAATGTGGCTTCGTAATTCCAGAAGAACCTGACCCCGATGATTGGTACGAAGAACAATTGAAAAAACCTATTGAGGAAAGAGATTGGAACAAATAATCATGGAGGATTATGAAAGCAAGATTTCAGCAAATCAGAAGAGATATGTTTTGGGAAATTTTTGACGGTAAAGATTTTGTGAAATGGAATGGTTATGACGATGCTTATTGGTGGGAGAATGTAGCCAACAGTGACCAGTTTCAAATCAGAGGTAAATACAGACTAAATCCACACATCAACGAAGTAACAGAAATAAAGGAGAAACAGGATGAATGAAATCATTGCAAAGATGGAAGCACTAAAGATTTTCTCGTCATTACCGAACTATAGTTATAAACTTTTTCAAGGTGTTTTTAATGCAATCAAAGAAGGTAGAGAAACTGATATTAGTAGAAACTCTATCCTGATGATTGAACGAATGTATTCAAATAGATTTAATTAGAGGAGAAATAAAAATGCTTACAGAAATTGAATTGACTCAGTTGTTTATTGATTATGCCGAAACTAAGAAACGAAGTGGTGAATTGGAGGAAAAGATTAAAGAAGAAATTCTCGCTCGTGGTAAATCTGCGGAGATTGCAGGAGTAAAAGCTAGTTACTATAAACCAAGTTTTGAAACTCCTGATTATGAAAACTTTGCACTTTCTAATATGCCGTCAGATTTTGATATTTTCCCATACTCGACAACTTATGAGCCATCGGTTAAGTGGAAAGAAGTTTGTGAGGCGTTGCAACTGGAAGCACCTAAAGGTTCTCCTAAACCCGCTCGTGTCACGGTAAAGTAATGGAGACATCGTTTTCAGAAGATTTACTTCTGCAATGTGATTGTGGCTGTTCAATGTTGAATATCTCGCAGTTTGAATATGGGGGAGATGTAACAATCTCCCACTACACAAGTTCTTTCTATTCCAATCAAGAAACACTCCTTGACAAATTCAAAGATAGAATAAAATTGATTTGGTACATTATTATCGGTAAGAAATATTGTTTCTTTGATGTAATTATCTCAGATAAGGCAGATATTGAAAAATTCAAAAATATGGTAAAAAACATAGACATTTCTAAAGTGATGTAGTTATGTGTGATGTTTGTAAAAAATCTATTGAAATAATCCCAGACTTCGCATCTAGCGGGGTCTGGTGTAGTCATTGTGGAATTTGTCACGGCAATCCTAAAGAAACCTTTCCTGATATTCCTTCAGAATTATTTGACAGAATAGAGTTTTGGAATGATGTGTGGGTAATGGCTTCATCAAATCCTCTATATGCAACGGAGAAAATAGAGTCATGGATTATGGAGATGGGCGAGGATTTGTCTTATACCCTAAACGAATATATCCACTGTTTATATTTTTCCAAAAAAAGTAGAATATTCAAAAATTCTAAAAAAGCGTGATTTTTTATTTTATGGGGTAAAATGACTTTTTGAAAAAAAAGAGTCCGAGTTATACGGTGAAAAAAGCCCCTAAAACTACGATAAAATGCTGATTTTATCGTAATCGAGAAAATAGGCTATTTTAAGCCATATTTTAGTCTAAAAACAGGAGAACACAGAAGTATGTCACTTGCTTATAAATTTGTAGAATTAATAATTATTGGTATGGTTTTCATCCCTTTGGTTTATTATTCAAACCTTTTGGGAGTTTGGTTGTTCACAAAGAAACGTAATCGAGGATTTGAAAAGATTTCCGAATTGCAATGGAACTTGGATACAAAGAAAATCCCAACTGTTGTAGATAGTTGCCGAGAGTATTGGGAATTGGAAATGCCGAAAAGACTAACAGCATCAGCGGCAGGATATGATATTTTCTCACCTTTCAAATTTACATTAGAACCAAACGAATCAATTAGTATCCCAACTGGTTTTAAGGTTTATATGAACGCAAATGAGAAATTATCAATTTATCCTAGAAGCGGATTGGGATTTAAATATTTTGTTAGATTAGCAAATACCGTTGGGATTGGTGACTCTGATTACTTCAACTGTGCTAAGAATGAGGGTCATTATTTAGTGAAGATTAGAAATGAAGGTAGCGAGAAAGTTTCAATTGAAGAAGGTGACGCAATTGCACAATGTATCTTCAGCGAATATCTTCTAGTTGACGGTGACAATAATTATTCTGGTGAAATTAGAGTTGGTGGGTTTGGAAGTACAAATAAATAAAAAATAGTAAAAAAATATCTCCATTATGGAGATATTTTTATTTAAACAAAATCATTATTGTGTTAGAAAAACGAGAAAAATCTTCCCGGAGGTGGTTCGTATTGTGATGTTGGAGGTGTGAAATTCGCCGTCCATCTAGCAATTCCTTTACTAATTCTCAATTCATCCATCCAACCGTTTAGATAATTGTTTGTCCCCGCAGAATTGATATAATTACCGATTTGTAAAATACCAGCAATGTTTGGTAAAGGGTCTATGTCCGTTGTAGTTGTTCCAATCTGAGTTCCATTAATAAATCCCTTATAACCAGTTGTCCCTTGTTTTACGAAGGCTACATGATACCAAGTTGCAGAAGCGGGATTCCAAGCAGAGTCAATATTTATAATATTAGACCCTGCTACCCTAGCCAAAATATTGAGATTATTATTAATTAGTGATATAGACCAGAAATTATTGTTATCTGCTCGTTGTTGAATAAAGCCAGCGGAAGCAGTTCCGGGGTCTGCGTTGAATCTAACTCTAAAATCCACAGTCCATGAATTAGCATTACTACCATCACTCAAGTACCAATCGTCACTATCGGGAGTTGTGGCATAATCACCAGTTCCATCCAGAAGTAAAGATGCTCCACCGAACACACTTTGAGCAGTATCTATTTGAGCATTACCGACTGGAGTCCAAACTTTCCCGCTTTCATCAGTTAGAGTTGTTGAACCATCTGCACCGTTAAAATGCAATAACCCCTTTGTATAAATATCATCTACAGCCATACTATGCCTCCTGTGCTAAAGAGACCAAATCCCATTTACTATCCGCTGAATTATAGAAAAACAAAATGTAGAGAGTTTTTCCTAAAACGGTTGTTGCGGGGAGTGCTGTTCCGACAGCCCGATAGATAGCATTAAAGGCAAGTGTTCTAGCCGTTCCATCATCTTTAATTCTGATATTTAACATATTTCCATCAACGGGAGAGCCTGAAGGTATTCCAAAAGTAGCACCTTCGCCTAATGCCGTAATAGTGTAGAATGTTCTCAATGATGAGCCAGTTGGTGTAGGTGTGGCACTACTTGTAATAGTTCCAGTTGCATATCCAATTACGTCCGTATTGATTACGAGTCCTAGATTTGTTCTAGCGGTTGAAGCACTAGATATGTCAGATAGATTATTTGTAGTAACTAAAAATGTAGGAGCAGAGCTAGTCCAATCTGTTCCATTTGAAGTCAGGATATTCCCAGACGTAGATGGAGCGACAGATGGAACATTGTGACTATCTTTTAATGCTTTCGCCGTAGCAAATTTAACATCATCTGTACCAGTATCTAATTCAGCACCAGAGGCTTTTACAATCATTGCCGTTGTGCCAAGCAATGTGTTATCCGAGTTTACCGTTACCAAGTTTCCACTTGTTCCTGCAATATATACTTGGTCTGCGGAGTTTGAAGAAACCCAAACCCACTGTGTCCCATCGTATCTAAACAGGTAATTCTTCCCAACCATTAATTCTCCAGCGGAGATATTTACACCTGTCCCCGCAGAATTAATTTTATATAGGGATTTAGTCCCTAATGAATTTATGTTTAGAGTAACAGTTCCAGCAGAAGCAACATCCAATTTAACAATGATTGTCATATTTGTTATGTACGATGTTATTTCTGTAATTCCACTCGATTCATAATAATTGGAAGAAACAAATGTTGCGGGAACATAGATAGCACCTCTAGTAGTTTGAAGTGCTGTAATCTGCCCTGCTTGAACACCGTATGCTGTATCTATTTTATAAAAATTACTTGTTCCAGAAGTCCCTGCAATTGTGGCTCTAAAATTACTAAAATATTCAGCTTGGTCTGTTGTTGAATTATATAATACTAGAGATAAATTAGGGGTAGTAGTTGTCATTGAAGTCCTCCTTTATGCAACTATATAATCCAAACTACCTAAAGTTTGAGTATCCATAGTAAGTAGTGTCTGTGGGTCGTAATACCCAAGACTGAAAAATGTAGCCAATGTTGGTAAAAATACAATCTTTATTTTTTTTAAGACTATAATAGAAACCAATTTTTGAATAGCTTTAGAAACGAAAGATAGTCTCGTTTTTTGATTGAATACAGCAACGGCTTTAAGCCTCTCTCTGATTACAATTACCATCCTAACTCTTTTTAGATTTATTGTTTGAGTTATCTTAGTAACTAATTTCATCTGAGAGATTGTCATTCTTATTCTCTTCAGATTTATTGTTGAAACGAATTTCATTATCGCACTAGAGATAAATGTAAGTTTTATCTTGCCGTTTATTCTAAAAAGAAAAGTAACCGCATAATCGAAAGAAGACAATATCAATGAAAAAGTTTTTCTAGTTCTTGTTATAAGATTAAAACTTTTATTATTCCCTTTCATGTTTATACCTAAGTATTATTGAATTGAATTGTCACCGCTCCAATTGCAAACAAAACGGTTGTAGCACTAGCAACTGTTCTGGCGGGAGATAAAACATCATACCACCAAATATTTCCACCCGTTAAAGCATCACTGGCGAAAACGTAGGTAATAGTTCCCCAAGAAGCTGTACTTTCTGCAAAAGTAATTGCACCAGTATTTGTAGCCGTTCCAATTGAGGGAGTTGTCCAACCTCCGCTATTTACATAACCAACTCTAGCATATGCACCGCCAGAAGGCTCTGTTGCTCCAGTGCCGTCAATATTGATAGTCGTTGTTGACAAGCCGAAATAGTAGGTAGAAGGAACTGTATAAGTCACTCCACCGAAATTATAGTTCACCACTTTATTTGAAGAGTGATAAGTTATAGCCATATTATTATATTCCTCCTTTTAAACGTAAGGGATTCTAGACCCTATCGTAACCAATCCTTGAGCGGGTCTATATTCAGTTCCGCCGAAAGAAACTATAGTTGGCTGATAGATATATTTTCCACTCATATCGTTTGTTAATCCATCTAATTCAAATTCAAATGTATTCACTCCTGTAACACTTCCTGTAACCTTCAACTCGGAATATTCAGGTTGTCCAAAAGGGGCGAATGGTAAATATACACTCGCTCCACCTAAGTCCATAGGGGTAACACCATCATCATCAAATACCGCAAATGACATTGTTACCTTGTCTCCAGCAATAAAAGAAAATTCTTCGAGAGAATTTATTTCTAAGTATGAAGCGTATGACATTAATCCTCCTCTTCTTTTTCTTCGACCTCTTCAATCTTCTCAAACAATTCTTTCAATATCAATCTTGACGCAAAAAGAAACTCAACAGAATCTCCTTTGACTTCAACTTGAGAAAGTTTTACATTTAGTTTAGACATTACTTCTTTAATATCTAAATCAGATTTATAAGATTTCATTAATTTTCTCCAATTCTGTATGTTTTTCCATTTATATATGTTTCGCACATCAGACCGTTTTTACTTAAATTATTTTCGCAGTAGAAAAGAATTTCAATATATTTATTTTTTACATCGGAAACGCTACTGTATGAATTTATTCTATTTTCAAATCCAACTCTAAAATCTTTTTTTATCAAATTCAAATAAATAAGTAAAGCAGAAAGCACAATGGATATTAATAATATTTTTTTTAACATTTTCATCCTTATACAACTGATACTAATATTCCTTTTATAAAATTAAAGGTTTTATAACCTGCACTTGTAAATATTATTTTACTTGTCGTCAATGCTAAATTATCGTCTATGTACAAATTTCCACCCCCTATGTGAAATCTTCCGGAAGCATAAACGTCAGGAGCCTGTAGTAAGACAGCCACCGAATTTACTCCTACTTGATTCCCAGAAGAAAAAAGGCGAACAAGTCCACCCGATTCTTGAAGTCCCCCACTTGGAAAACCAACAGTTCCCCCATAGACTCTACTTCCGCTCATTGTTCCCGAAGTTATTTTTGTGGCGGGAATATCTGTCAGTTGAGAATAACTAACTGCACCAACTAATTTATCGGCATAAATATTCCCCGTAAATGTTGCGGTTGAACCAGATATGGTCAATCCCCCAAGTTTAATATTTCCGTTACTCCTAATATAGTTTCCAAAAGTATCAGAGATACCTACTGAACTAATTGTCCATCCACCCAGAGAACCGCTGTTTGCAGTTATTGAGCCAGTAAAAGTACCCGTTGCGCCAGATAGATTACCACTAAAGTTCACATTACCTGCATTATCTACCCAAAATTTATCAGTAAATGTACCACCTTCATTCTTTTGAATTGAAAAAGAATTGGTAGCAGTAGGGTCTATATTTATCTTAGTGTTCAATGTAGATACTGAAAATTTAGCGTTATTCAATGTTGCACCACTTTCATCTAATACAAAGTTATTTGCACCATTTGAAATGGTGAGAGTATTACCTGCCAATAAATTTCCGTAGATTACTCCAGCAACCAAACCAAATTTATCTCCCGCACTTGTAGGTATTCTACCGAGAGCTAGTTTACTTGTTTGAAAACCATCATCGGTAAATGCCAATACACTACTTGTAAGCCATACTTGAGTTGGGTCATATGTTCCAGTGGAAGGATTTAATGTTCTTCCTCTCAATCCATTTTGGTTAATTAGAATTTCTTGATTATTATTATTTATGATGGAGTTATTAGCAGTATTTAAAGATGATGTTATAAATGTAGTTACATCGTCTTTATAATCATTCTCCCAATTACCCCATTTCAGATTATCGAAAGATACTTTACTACCTGTCTTAACAACATTTCCATATAAATCAGAGTAAGCAAAATTTCCATTATCTAATCTAAATCTATTACTGAAAGTCATTGAAAAATCTGTTGGACTATCAAATGACAAAGACATCTCCAATAAAACCGTCTCCACATTAGAGCCGTTCAATTCTACATTGAATGTAGCACCTAATTCGGTCTGTTGAGTAAACACAGTAAATTCTGGAAGTTCTATGTAGTTTATGGCTTTAAACTCAATCTCATATCTGGGTTGAGAAATTCTGCCCAATACAATTTTCGATTGGTCATATAAATCCTGTTGAGCATCTTGGATTTCTACATTGTTCATCAAATCTGTTTGGATTATATTTTCGTTCTGATACGTGTTCTCATATATGAAATTATTTAGTTCCAATAATTGAAGTGGTGTAAAATTCAAAGGATTATCAAATGATACTAAAGTATTTATCGCTTGAAGATTAGTTGTAACAACATCTATCTGCAATTGTTTATTTTGAATTAAAATTGTTTGAGAGTCTATTTGAAGTTGTTTATCCGCTAATTCAATATTTATAGATGTTAAATCTTCTCCACCCTGAACCCTAAGTTTTTTAACTCCTTCCAAAGAAAGATAGTCAGAATTATATTGAGTTAGGGTAGACCTCAAATCAATCATTTCTGAATTATAAGTTTTCAAAGTAGTCAAGTAATCAGCATAAATTGGTTGTTCAACTAAAATTAAAGCGTTCCAATTTGTAATGGCTGTAACTAATCCAGAACTCATCCAATCAGTATTTGTATAATATGAAAAATCATAAATTCTATCTGTACCGAGAGGATTTACCCCTCTAATGTTCAGTGTTCCACCACCATAAACTGCAAGACAAGTGGTTATTTCGTCTGTCTTTTCCGACAACGATGCGTTTTCAATTAAGTTATCAAAACTCAAAAATACATCTGTATTCGAAGTTACGTTGTCATAAGCGACAGCGGAAATGGTTCTATTGAAACTATCGAATACAAAGATACATTCAAAAGCGGTAGAAACTTCCCCGCTCAATACTCCATAGATAGTAGAATCCGCAATGCTAAAAGTTCTATATTTGGTCAATAAAGAAATATCAACATCTCCGACACTCCAATTAGGAGCAAGCGCAACCATGTCATCTAATAGTGTTCCCGCAGGACTTAGAATATCATATAGTTTTACAGTTCCCCCATAAGCAGAAACTCTTTTTGAAACAAGTTCATATTCTAAAGACTTGCACGATACCTTCTTAATTGGTTGAGAACCATCCATTTCTTCAGACACATCATCTATAATATAATATCCAAAATTTTCAACCAATACCAACTTCTTATTTTTTATATGTTGATAAGCAACAATCTCAGTTTCTCCGCCATCAATTGACTTTGGGAAAGTAAATGAAAAATCACCTATCGCATTATATCTCAAATTTAGTTTTGTATCGTAAGCCAAACCGACAGAGTATAATTCACTCTTATCTGGATTACATAGAGTTAAACTTTCAACTTCGACTTGATTGAAATAATCAAAGGTTCTAATCATACATTCCTCCTTTGATTATATCTTTGCTACAAATTGATATGTCATATCTATGGATGCAATATTTCCTTGAAATCTAAGGTTATTTATTTCTGGAATAAGTCTGAAAAATTTCTTATTGAAATTAGACATTCTCAATAATCCAGTAGATGAAGTTATTTGTTGTAAGGAATTATCAATGGTAATAACTTCACTCGTTAGGAGTCCTGTAAATGAAAAAACCCTACTCGCGTCACTTGAATTTGTTATGGTTACATTTCCACCAGAATTATTCATGGTTATTACGAGTTTAGGATATAGATAAGCACCTTTATCATCACTCTTATTGTTGAACACAACACTCGCGTCAATTACTGGTGATGTGTAGGTATACGTCTTAGTTCTAGGAAATCTCCACGCATAAGGAGCATCTGCTTCCAATGTTGCGGTATATCCTTGAATAAAATTTCCAACTCTCTCTATTTGAGGTTTATTAAACATACAGTTCAAATAAACTCCTTCCATATCAGGTTGAATAATCATTAATTTTTTATAGGAGCGATTAGAAAAAAGCCACTTACTTATTAGTTGAGATGTTTCCGAATCTATGTTGTCAGGAGAAGATATTGAAACTTCCATTGACAAATTTTCAGAAGGTGTGCTTCCGTAAAAATATGGTTGACTTCTTCTATATAACTTTTGATTATATATTTCCATAGGAGAAGAACCCATATCCGTAGAACCTCCATCTCCATCTATTTGACTTATGTATAGGTTATATGTCGAACTTGCAATATTTTCATATTGAAATTCACTGGCATAAAATGGCATTTTTATGACCTCCTTTTATTTTCATATTTAATAATACCCTCCAATCCATTAGACTGAAGGGTATTATGATTAGGAGCTAAATAGGTTACTAGACCGCTTAGTTCCACGTAAAAGCATATTATTATTCAATTTCTCAACAACTTTATTTGCTAAAGATTCAATATTTGGAAGAATCGACTTATCCATTGACCCCGTAATATTGAATGACATCAATGTTCCAATTTCCATCCCTTTCATATTGGATGATATATTGGGAGATGATTGCATTAAATTAGGTAATGTCTTATTCATAAATCCAGACATTTGTTCAGGAGTAAGAACGACTTCTTTATTCAGTAACTTAGCAAACTGTTCATTCTCTTTACTTTGATATTGACCACCGACAACGCCCCCGCTGTGGAAGGTTGGAACAGCAGTACCCATATTTGCTAAGATTGTAGCTAGTTGAGAAGTGAAAGCATTCAAAGAAGTTGCATTGATTCCTTCAATAGAAGCAATCGCCGTATTTATTAAATCCGTCACTCTTTCTAACTCAGTATCTAATGCTGTCTTTTGCTGTTCAATACCGTGTTCATATTCTAAATTTGCTAAATCTTGTTGGGCAGTCGCTAGTTGTTCTTGTAGTGCTAAAACTTGCGCTCTAGCCTCATCACTATCATCTAACGATAATTCCGCAATTTGATTTTGTATATCTGCAACATTGTTTTGATTTTCTTCTAAATCTTGTTGGTAATTTCTTTCTTCAACCATGCTATCGAGAATCTTCTTTCTCTCGTCTACCATGTCTTTATAAAGATTTAGTTGGTCTTTCAAATCATCAGTTGCTTCTTTTCTAGCCTTAGCGATAGCATCTTCAATTTCTTTTAGTTTAGCAAGTCTCTTTGCTTCTCTTCTATCTGCGGCAGTTTCACCAGATGATGATGAACTTCCACCACCTCCACCACTTCCAAGACTACTTGGAGAAGATAATGCAGGAAACAGATTGGCTATTTGTGGGGCAGTTCCAGCACCCACAGAAGCTACAATTGCAGAAGATAATCCACCAGAAACCATCGCTTGAATTTGAGCAACAGAAGCTCTCGCATTATTTACACTTTGAGCAACCATCTGATTTACTATGCCCATAACTTCTTGAATGGAACGACCCGTAGCTTGAGCAATTTGTTGAACAACGTGATTGAATTGAGCATCTCCTTGAGACATATAATCAAATATGGCTTGAGCCGAATTTAAAGCAGTTCCTTCCATATCTAAAAATGAATATCCTGCGGCAACAGCGTCATTGGAAATTGACCATAACAACTCATCATACTGCCAAGCGGTTTGACTAAATTGACCAAATGTGTTTTGTGATTGTGCTAATAATTGGTCGTAATATAATTGGAGCATATCTACTTCGGATTGAGTTGTTTCCTGTCTAATTAATGCTATCTCAGCCGATTCAACTGCCTCTGCCGCTTTTGCTAACTGAAGTTGTTTCACTTTATCAATATTTAATTGTAATTTCTCCCCTTCAATAGTTAATGCTGATAAATATTCTTCTGGAATTTCTTGAACATCTGAAAAACCTAATTCTCCAGACATAGATTTTTTAGTTAAAGAATCTAAAATACTTTCTTCAGATGTAAGTTCACCAATTCTTTGTTTAAAACCCAGATATAAATCTTCCCCGCTCTTTCTCCCGATATTTACAACTTCTTCTTTCTCAGGTTTGAATTTTTCAATCCAAGAATCTCCAGACATTTTCTTTGCATCTTCCAGCATAAATAGAGATAGGAGTTCCATCCCTTCTTCTCCACCATCTCTTAGAGCCTTTATTACTGCATCCTTTCCTTCTTGAGACATTTGATTGAAAGCATCTTTTGATGCTAATAATTGGTCATTAAATTCTTCCGATTTTAATTTGCCCGTAAATTTATTTATAGAACCAGTATTACCGAGTGCTTTTTTAGACTTTATTAACTCTCCAACGAATATTTCTCCCGCCGAGTCTTTTAATATTTTGTCTTGATTTACAAGTTCCACTATATTATCTTTTATTGCCTGAGTCCAAGACTTCGTATCTTCGGTAGAGCTAATTATAAAGTTCCCATAATCATCATAAACTCCACCCAAAGAAGGAATTAATTCCTTTAGTTTATTTTGGACATCTAAAAATTCTTGGGAAGCTATTCCACTTAATTCGTATTCTTTTTTTAAAATTGAATATTTATCTGAAAGTTCCGAAACTTCTTTCTGTTTATCTCTAAGAGAAGATATTTCCGAAGCATTCTCTTGAGATTTTTTATTTAATTTTATAAGTTTTTCATCAGCCGAATCTATACTACTAATCAATGTGCCAATCGCTAAAACAACTGCCCCGATTGCCACAATCCAAACAGTTGCAGGATTAGCGGCAAAAGCGGCAATTGCCGCCCAATTAAACGCGACTAATGCACTTGTCGCTAAAGTAAGAACTGTTGGTAATCCGCCTATGGCATCAACTACTTCTAAAAAACCAGAAGCTAAATCATAAACTGATTTAACCGCCCCACCACTAAGAGCCTTTTGCCACAACTCTTCCCATGAAGCCTTCATTTTATTTTGAGATGCTTCAACTCCCCCAAGATATTCATCGTATCTCTCAAGAGCTTTACCCGTTGAATTTAGCTGAACCTCTAACCCTTTTTCGTATTTAGCTTGATTTTCCAATAAAATAAGCAAAGATTCTCTCTGTCTCGTCCCGGCGAGTGCCTTAAGTATATTTGCTTGTTCAATTTCATTTAAACTACCCCATTTGGGATATAAATCATCTAAAACATCACTAAAATCTCTAAACCCACCTTCAGCATCTCTAATACTGATTCCCACTCTGTCTAATGCTTTCCCTACATTGTTGATTCCTTGACCTTCTTCATCAACACCACCTTGAAGAATATCTTGATACCTAGCGAAGACAGTTTTAAGACTTTCTCCAATACTTTCAGGGGCTTTGCGAGACACATCTGAAATAACGGTAATCATTGAAGCCAGTTCTTCAAATGTAACACCTGCCTGTTGAGCGGAAACACTTGAGCGTTGTAACGCAGAACTTATTTCTCCAGACGATGTGGCAAATGCGTTATCTAAAGAAATTATTTTTGAAATTGTATCCATACTGTCTTTGGCTTCAATTTTAAAACCATTCATCATTGATGTCAAATACTCTGTAGATTGAGCCGCTTCAAGATTTCCCAATTTTGCGAGAACCATAGACGACTTAATCAGTATGCTCGTTTCTTCGGCACTTTTACCCTGTCTTAAAAATTCCAAAGAACCCTTACTAACTTCTAGGGTAGTTACGCCCATTTCTTTAGCTAATCCATTATAACCAATTGCAAGTTTATTTACAGACTCTTCACTCATCCCTGTAACAACCTGAATATTTGTCAATTGTTTATCTAAATCTGTTATATATTGAACACCTAATCTCAATTGGTTCAATGCACCATACATCATTCCTAGTGTTGCCGCAGACTCTAAAGTTCTACGAACCACAGCACCCATTTCGCTACCTAAAGTTTTTTGGGCAGAAGCGGCTTTTTGAGTAGAAGTAACCGTACCCTTAATTGAATTATCTAATTTAACAAACTCGGAATAAGCGTTACCCGCCTCATCTCTCCATTTTACTGTTGCGGATACAGCCTTTTGAATACCGTTTTCATCAAATCCACTTTTTATACTTGTAGATTCCCACTTTCCAGCTTTTGACTGGATTTCTTTCATAACTTTATCTATTTTACTTTTATCGAATGTTGGACTTATTTCAAATTTTCCAGCCTTGAATTCTTGCTTCAACTTTTCAACAACTGGAGATTTTTGCTTAGTCCCCACATTTATCATAGACTTATTTAATTCTGCCTGAATAGATGATACATCTTTCGCTATTCCAGATGTGTCCAATCTAGCTTTTAATAGTACAGAATATTCGTTACTTGAAGACATTTATAACCCTCCTTTCTCTCGATATGAGAGTTATATTAAACTTGGATATATATCATATAGAAACTTATCCATTGCTCCCATCATTCCATTTACTGCGGATTTCAAATCAGTACCGCCAGTAAACTGAGACATCCAAGCAAGTTCATTTTCAACAATTTTAAATCCTTTCTTTTTCATCGAACTTTCGAAATAAACTTTAAAAACTTTATCGCTAACACTTATGAAATTATCCCAATAAGCACTTCTTTTCTTATTGCCAACAATTCCGTAAACATTCAGCATTTCAGCAAGTTCTTTTCTCGTATCTCTTCCATCTTCAAAATGCCTACCTGTATGTCGGTCAATCGTCATATTTTCCCAAGCATAATAAAGTCTTTTTTTTACTTCATTAGTGGAGCGAGTAGTTTCTTTCCATCTGAAAGCCTCTTCAAATTCAAAGGACGGTTTACCACTTCCGAATGTGCCATTTCCACCCTCATACTTATAATTGGGAAAGTAGTCATATTCGTACACATCCATTTTGATATATTCTTGAAGGTCTTTTCTCACCTCTACACTTACTTCATTTAAACATTTTAACATTGCGTCATTGAGTATTTTTTTTATTTGAGACTCACTCGTCATATTTGGCATATAATCTCCTATGAAAAGACTATCATAAAATCCCTATTTTATTGGGGTTACAAAAATGCGTCATCTGCCTCATCTTTATCTTCACGAATAATGTAAATTTCTGAAGTTGCAGATGACGCATGCCCAAGTAATTTCTGAACTGAGGAAATATCTTTTCCTTGTTCCACTACCATACTTGTTGCCCGTGACTCTCGGAGTGCATGTGGGTGAACTCTTCTTCCGACAAGTCTTTCTAAGTGATTTTCTGCCCAAGAATTAAATGTAGATTCTCCAACATTTGAATATTTCCCGTTTTCCTTAGTGACGAAAACATAAGGACAGTCATCATCACCTCTAACTTCTAACCATTTCTTAATGGAGTCCATTGCCTCTTGGTCAAAGTTCAACTGTCTAATCTTACCGGTTTTTCCTCTTCCTTTGCATCGGAGTTTATGGGTAGTGTAAACATTTATCTTTGAACCATTAGATTCTAAAACTTTTGGTTCATAATTAGAAACTTCTTTTAGCAATTGCCTGACTTCACTTCTTCTCGCACCAGTAGAAAAAGAGAACTTTAGATATGCTAATATTTGCCACCGTTCTTCTTTCTCCAATGCTTCACAAAGTAGTTTGTACTCACCAATGTTTAATGGTTTCTTTTCGTTTACAAAGTTACTTGGGGGTAAGGGAATTCCTTTATTTATATAATTTCGGAAGTCTTTATATTCCTCACCGTAAAACAAAGAAACATAATTATTGAAACTACTTACAGCACTTCTTTTAAATCTAATTGACGCAGAAGATTGTTCCATTTTTGTAAGCCAATTTTGATAAAATAAAAAATCACGAGATTTCAATTCGTAAAAAGACTTATCTCCAGCATTCTTCTTTACCCAAAAGAAATATATCTGCAAAGATGATTTATATTGTTTAAGTGTTTGGTCACTAAGTGTTGTGGATTGTTCTAAAAATTCCTCCACTATTTTTTTATTAAATGGATTTATAGAATTCCAATCCGACTCCGTTACATCATCAATTTTAATCATTTGTAATAACTCCCGTATCTATGAAGTATGCTAGACCAATAGCCGTAGCGTCAGATTCATCATAATTTTTAAATTTTATGTTCCCATATTTACTATTTATAAAATCTCGAACATATTCCTTATCTACATTCCCTTTACCACAAACTATTTTTCTAATTGTCATAGGATAATAATAAACTATTTCTTTGTCCGAATATATGTATTGAGATATACCGTGTACCATGAAAAGTAATTGTGTACTTTTATGAAATCTTGTAAATCCGTGTTCTGACACTACAACTTTAGGTTTATATTCTTTCTTTATTTTGTTTAATTCAGTCCCTATTTTTTTTAGTCTAATTTGCGTTTCTGATTTTGCATCAGTTTCTATGGTAATCAATTTCTTCAATTTACCATCTTGACTAAAGATAGCGACTCCAGATGAACTTAAAGATAAATCTAACGCTATAACATATTCCATCTATAATCCTCTAAATTATCTAGGTGGGTCTATTTCATTATAAACCCACCTAGAATATATAAGTTAACTACGAACACCAGCAGAAAGAATAAATGTACCCAACAGGGCGACTAAACTCATAATCTGTTCTTCTGATACTTTGATGTCAGGGAAAATGGCTTGAACAATCACCACAGCAATTCCAGCAAGAAGGGCTTGAAACTTTTGTGATTTAAATAAATCTTTGAATCCCTCACCAAGTTTTTGAGCAGAGATACCTTCTCCCACCATATACGCACCCAAAAGACCAACAAACATCATGGTTTGAGTTTCGTCTAATTTCATAGAGGGAAATAATACTTGAAGAATCATGAACAAAATTCCGCCGCCTAAAGCAAGCAACATTCTTTCACGACCCTTTAAAAATTCTAAATTCATTTTATCTTCTCCTATAATTATTCTTATTTTTCAATTCTTGTTTTTTCGCAACTTTATCTTCAAACTCCGAAAGTTCTTTTGCTTGTTTTTTATAAATATCCACGAGCTTCACACGCTCTTTGTATTTTTCAAAACCACAATTGGGACAATATAAATATTCCACATCGGCACTTTCTACGGTTCTAACTCTAAGTTGCAATTTTGATTTTTCACAATCTTCACAAGTTTCTTTAGTTGTATGTTTAAGTCTTCCTAAATTTTCAATTACACTAGTATCACTATTGAACATATTCCTTATCCTTCTTGGACTTTTTCTTGGGGGATGTTTTGTTTCCATTCATATCGGAAAGTATTGAGGCAATTGGTTCTTGTTTTGCTTTATCAATCAATTCACTAGCAGAAGCCTTAAGTTTATCTAAATCTTCTGGTTTCATATTCATCATTTCATCCAAGAATGGTTTAAACTTTGAAATCAATCCAGAAATCAAAAACCCAGAGCTATTTTCGATAGCAATTTTCTTTAGGATGTTTGAGAGAGTGAAATGAATAAGGCTTTCAACTTCCTTATAGTTTATAATTGCGGAAGATACTTTCTCATAAAATTCACCCCAAATCAAGGAGTCTACATCCTCTACTTCCACAATGGAGTCAATATCAATGTTTGTTTTACTTCTTAGAATTTCACGCCTAAACATGAACTCAGCAAATTGTTCATCCCATATTCCTTCTTTACCGTCTTTGAAAAGTGATTCCAAATAGGTTTCTCTAAGTAAAGATTGCTCCGAGATTTTTATAATTGGGTTTACAGATATTGTCTCACCGAAATATGAAACTTCAACATTTGATTTCTTTGAAAACTTAAGTTTAATTTTGTCCATTGTTCCTCTAGTTAAGCGGTAACTTGTAACGCTCTCCTCAAAATATGTTCTTGATAACCAATTTCACTATTGACATTCTGTGAAGCATCCATTGTAAGTATTTTAGAAACTAAAACACTTGTGGATGATGCCTGAGTAGAACCTAAGAATGTTCCATTTGCAGAATATGTTTCCATCGTATATAAAGAATCCGTTGAGAAATATTCAAGTGTCTTCATTTGATAATTCAAAAGAAGTCCTGTGATTTCAGCAATCGCCTCAGCATCAGTATCAATCGGAGTTTTGTCTACGATGATAATTATGGAATTAGTAGTTGGGTCTACTGTGTATTTACCGATGCTTGTTAGCAAATCTAAATCCGCAAAGATAACTTCTTCCAATTCAATTCCTTGTAGTGAAAGATGTTGCAAACCTAAAGCGATACCGCTATGGATAGCCATGTACTCTAATGGATATAACTAAATTCCATGTACG